CGCAGCACCTGTTACATCTAAGAAAACTACCAAGAAAAGAAGCACACGAAAAACAGCCACCACTAAGAAAAAATAACAAATTTATTGGTTATTTAAAACGAAGCTCAACATATGGTTGAGCTTTGTGTTTATGAAACTATTTATTTAGTAGGAGGGCCCTTCGCGTGGCGCATAACTTAGATCCAGCATCAACCCAAAGTTCGATAATACTGACTTCCACAGGAAGCACCGATTTAGTAACTGGATCACTGCCGTTTGGAATTTATACGGCATCAGCAGAATTTATTAGTGGCGCCAGTGCGCAAGTTGCGTATGTTTACAAAAAGTTAGGCGGAGATGTTGTAGATATTGAGCTTACTCCATCTAACGTATATTCAGCCTATGAAGAGGCTGTTCTAGAATATTCATATATAATAAACCTTCATCAAGGCAAAAATGTTCTATCAAGTGTCCTAGGCGCCACAACAGGGACGTTTGATCACAAGGGAGAACGCCTTACCGGTCCATCGAGCGCCAGCCTATCATATCCGAGGTTCCAAGCAGGTTATAGTAAGAAAGTCGGCGACACAATGATGACCATGCAAGGCCTTGGTGGTACTCTTCCGCAATATTCGGCATCATTTAAGCCAACAACCAACAAACAAGATTATGATTTACAAGAGATCATCGAAACTGCGTCTTCGACCGGCTTGGACGACTCTAATAAAGCGGTCCCATTTTCCGGTCTGGTTGGCACCAAGAGGGTCATAGTAACGAAGGTATTCTACATTACACCTCGCGCAGTTTGGAGATTTTATGGTTATTATGGAGGAATTGGCGCCGTCGGCAATATGTCTACGTATGGCCAGTTCGCAGACGACTCGACATTTGAGATAGTTCCAGTATGGCAAAACAAATTGCAGTCAATGATGTACGAAGACTCAATTTATACGAGAACGTCTAACTTTTCATATGAAATTATAGATAACAAGCTGCGCCTTTACCCAGATCCGGGTTATTGGGACTTCTCTGAAGTTGACCGCATGTGGGTAAGGTTTCACATTGACGATCAAAACCCATGGGAAGAGAATTCTGGATACACAGACGGTACCCAAGGTATAAATAATTTAAATACAGTGCCTTTTGACAATATTCCATATACAAATATAAACTCAATAGGCAAACAGTGGATTCGAAAATATGCGCTAGCGTTATGTAAAGAGATGTTGGCTCAAATTCGAGGCAAATTCACCCAAATCCCGATTCCGGGCGAAAGTGTGACATTGAATCACTCAGAATTGCTAGCCCAAGCAAAAGAAGAGCAAACCGCGCTTAAAGATAAACTTACGGAGATGCTCAAGGAGGTTGAATATAAGGAGTTGGTTAAATACGATTCAGAAACAGCTGAGGCCACAGCAACCGTATTTAAGGCATCGCCATTACCAATTTTTGTAGGATAATAAGAAATGTCTAATGAATGGAGCAAACCAGCAACCCCGCCACCACCGCTATTTTTTGGCAAGAAAGAGCGAGATCTCGTAAAGCAAGTCAATGATGAACTTATTGAAAAAGTCATCGGACAGCAGATTCTTTATTATCCCATAGACATGAAAACAACAGATTTCCATGATATGTATGGCGAAGCTATAGAAAAGACATATCTACCCCCTGTTAGGGTTTTTGCGCTGGTTGAGTTTACGGAATTAGCAACGGAATACATGGCCGGAGCAGGAATAGACAAAAGTTGGGAAATTAATGTGCATTTTCATAAAAGAAGATTAGAAGAGGATCAAAACATGTTTGTTCGTGAAGGAGACTTTGTTTTGTATGGAGATTATTATTACGAGATAGTTAAATTGAGCGAAGACACAAAACTTTTTGGTCAAGTTCATCACGGTTTTGAGATTTCTGCGAGATGCAGACGAGCAAGGAAGGGACTATTCGATGCTACCTAATAATTTTGATTTTGCAATGCTGCCACGTGGCGCTAAATCTGGTACCTTACAAGAATTAGGGATATTAGCCTCCGATATTGAGAATATAGATTATTCTATAGTTTCATGGCTAAAAGAGAATATAAAACTAAGATCGAACACCAACGAAGGAATTATGAATGTCCCAGTTTTGTGGCAGACACCAGAACGCGCATATCAAATTAAAAACGACAAAACTCTTCGTGATGATGGTGGCGCATTGAAAATGCCGCTTTTGAGTATTGAAAGGACCGGCATTACCAAGGACCCAACAAAAAAGGGTGGCTACCAGGCTCACACATATTCAGATAAACACAATGGGCGTTCGGGAAGAATGGTTGTGGCCAAACGAATAGTTCCTGATAAAACAAGAAATTTTGCTGTTGTTGGCAATATTAGAAACAGCCCAAAAGGTGCCGAAGGTCCGCCTTGGTACCCAAGAGTCAATAGCAAGTACGTTATTCAATATCTTTCTATTCCAATTCCAATATATGTGAACGCTGAATATAAAATATCAATTAAAAGCGAATATCAACAACAGATGAACGATTTATTAACACCATTTATGGTGCGCACCGGCCAGATTAACTCTTTTATTTTAAGACGAAATGGGCACATGTATGAAGCTTTTATTAATAAAGATTTCAGTCATAATAATAATGTTAATGACTTAGGTGAAGATTCGCGTATGTTTACAACTGAGTTTACAATTAGAATATTAGGCTATCTGATAGGAGAAGGCCCTAACGATGATCGCCGATTAGTAAGAATCGATGAAAATGCAGTGGTAATAACATATCCAAGCGAATCGCTCGTAGATGCATTCCCCGGAGATAGTACTGCCACATAGACAATAGGGGCAGTTTATTCGCAAAAAAAAACACTTCCGGAAACATTTGCCCGTTTGTTGATATAGTTCCGGATTTTTAGAGACTTTTGAATTCCGAAATACTATTTAAAGATGATCGCAGGGATAATTTGGTCTATAAATTAATAGAACCCCAGCAAACATAAGGAACCAAAAAAAATGGGCATAAGCAGCTTTAAATTCATGAGCCGGGACAGCGCGCCGGGCGTTCAAGTTATTGAAACAGACAATTCTCAGATGCCGGCAGCAGCAGATGCCATAGGCGCTGTAATGATCGGCCGAGCTAGCAAAGGGCCGGCCATGGTACCAATTAAAGTAAAGTCATGGGAACAATTTGTTTCTAATTTTGGAGACACGGTTCCTGGTTTCAGGGGTGGTGATGTTTACCGCTTGGGAAACAGCGGCCAGTCACCGATGTATGGTACTTATGCAGCCAAAGCGTATCTAAAGGCCAACATAGCCCCGCTAACATATATTAGACTTTTGGGAGAAGAGTACGGCGGCGAGAAAGAATCTGGAGACGACCCGCAGGCTGGTTGGAAAACTGACAACCTATTAACTGCAAATGAAGGCACGCGCGGCGGAGCCATTGGTCTTTGGGTGGCCCCTTCGGCCTCATTCGATGCGGAGACAATCGAATTCGCATTTACAGGCTCCAACTCCTTCCGGTTAGCTGCCGTATGGTACTTGGATGGCGGTTCAATTTCTCTTAGAGGACGTCTTTTTGGAACATCTAGCGCCACAGACCCCGCCGATATAACCGGATCCGCCACTTTGATTAACTCTGATGACAATGGTAGGTTTAAGGTTGTCATCAGTGGCTCGAACGGCCGCGGCGAAACGATTGCCTTTAACTTTGATGATACCAGCGAAGATTTTGTTAGAAAGAAGTTTAACACCAACCCACAATTGAGGGTTGACGGCAACTTCTATTCTACTACATCTGAAAGAGATTATTGGTTAGGAGAGACTTACGAGCAGGAGCTAAGAGACGGGTCTTTAACTAGCGGCAATCTTGTTGGTGTGATCGCTGGCGTTCAGCTAAGTGGTTCCTCTGACAATGAAACTCCCGCAAACATGCTCGGCCAAGGCGCCTTGACGGCAGGTTCGACGGCTCGGACTAGTTGGATAATTGGCCAGGACCAGGGAGAAGCCACAAGCTTTAAGGCCGAGGACGCACAACAGCTTTTTCGCGCTCTCGACCGCGGCCACGGCGAATGGACACAGAGAAACCTCAAGGTCTCAATTGAGAGACTTAAGCAGTCACAAACTACGTCCGACCCTTATGGGACATTTTCTCTTGTACTCAGAAAGCTTGGTGATACAGATAATGATGTACAAGTTGTAGAAAGATTTGATAATCTTAACCTTAATCCAAGGTCACCCAACTATATTGGGCGTCAAATTGGTGACAGATATTGGAAGTGGGACACAACCACATATGAATCCCCACGCCTAGTCTCCGTCGGAGAGAGGCCCAACACATCTAAATATATTAGGATGGACATAAACGCCGATATTGATGCCGGCGCAGGCGGACTTGAGACGCTTCTGCCATGGGGATATTTCGGTCCTCCGAAATACAAAGATGCGACGTTTTCTGGTTCATATGCCCGGGCAACAACTGGCTCAAACCCCCTGGCCAACAAGTTTATCATTGTGGATGGATATTTGCCAGACACAGGTCTTAAGGCAGTAGGTGAATCACCGCTTTCGTCCGCCATAGCTTGGGGTGAAGGCGCCTCAATTAACCTCACATGCTCGATGAAGTTCCCGTCCGTGAGAATTCGTAACTCTGCTTCTGATGGTGGCCTAAGTGAACCCACGCGCGCATACTTTGGAATGCAAACCACTCGGACAGCTACTAGTACACGTCATGACGCAAGTTGTGCCGATGTACATAGAATGCTTTATAAAGGATTCGGGGATAACCCGGTCGGAAGCGCGATCACCGGCATCGATTCATATGCATATATCTTTACACTGGATGACGTTGTTAACAGCAGTGTCGCAGCCAGCGGCAGTAACTATTTCCATAGATCCGGCTCCAGAGTGGACGGCACAAGCTACACTGCCACAGGCTCCAATACTTATAAGAGTCTTCTAGATGCTGGTTATAACAAGTTTACTGTTCCCTTCTGGGGCGGCTCCGACGGCTTTAATATTCGTGTGCCGGATCCGATGTATAACAATGGAATTGGTACTAGCACTGAAGCAGGCAGTTCCATTTATTATACGTGGAATAAGGCCATTTCTCTGACCAGACAGGCTGAGGAAATTGACATGAACATGCTGCTTGCCCCGGGCCTCACAAACGAGGGCCTAAATAACAAAATTAACGAAGTATGTACGCTCCGCGGCGATTCGTTGGGCATAATTGACCTCCCGAATGTCTATATTCCGTCCCACGAGATCTATTATGCAGATAAGTCAAGTCGAATTGGAACAACACCGACTGCGGTGGCCAACAACAGAGGGGCCGGTGCACCACAAAATACCAGCTACGGTTGCACGTTCTATCCATGGGTTCAAACCCGCGATGCGAACTCAGGACAGCTTGTGTGGGTGCCACCTTCTGTCGCCATGGCCGGCGTCATAGCTAGCTCAGAGAAAAGAACAAAGCTTTGGTATGCTCCGGCCGGTTTCAACCGCGGCGGACTCACCGACGGCGCAGCCAACATTCCAGTGGTGGCTGTCAGCGAAAGGTTGACATCCGATCAGAGAGATACTCTTTACGCGGCCGGCATCAACCCGATTGCTTCCTTCCCGGGAAGCGGAATTGTGGTTTTTGGCCAGAAGACGCTGCAGGGCGTTTCGTCAGCATTGGATAGAATTAATGTCCGAAGGCTCATGAACTATGTTAAGAAGTCGATTGCAGTCCTTGCTAATAATGTTATATTCGAGCAGAACGTAGAGGCTACATGGAACAACTTCCGAGGTCTCGTGGAGCCGTTCTTATCCAATATTCTGATCCAACACGGTATTACAAATTATGAGCTAGCTGTACAGGAAGAGGCGGATGTTCCGGAGGAACTCCTCGCAGTTACCGGTCAAACAGATCAAGACTGGCTCATCGATCAGAACATTTTATATGCCAAGATTAAGATACAACCTGCCCGCGCGATTGAATTTATTGCGCTTGACTTCGTTGTTACCCGAACTGGTGTAGGATTTAACGATTAAAAAAGAAAACAAGATACTATTTAAAATAGAACGTACATAACAGGAGTACCCAAACAATGTCATTCTGGACAACCGATTTTGCAGATACAACAGTCACCACCCTCAAAGATCCAAAAAGAAAATTTAGATGGCAAGTGCAATTCGGCGGTTTAACTAATGGCACAGACCCGACTCTACTTTGGTATGCAAAGACTGTATCAAAGCCAAGTTTCACCATTGCAGCCGCAGAGCACAAGTATTTAAATCATACATTTTAC